ACTGATACCTTACAATGAATCCTAATGGTTCACGATTTATATCTGCAAGACTTGCATTGGCGAGACTTTGTTTGCTTAATGTCAATGTGACGATCACTAACGTGCTATTAGCCGTATTGTTGGCTAGTGTGATGTTTGGTATGCCAACGTTGCCCGTGTTAGTGATGTTATTGCCAACATACAAATATGCAGTACCTACGCTAGCATTTGTAAATGCAGTCTGCAATGTGTATGCATTTGCATTTGGTTGCGTGTTGTTCAATGTGATATTACCAAGATTGACACTATCAACAGTTGGATATTCTACAGTATCTACTGTATAGAATTTAGCAGTAGCACCTAGTGCCCATGCATTGGGCTGTAGTGCGTTAGCCGCATTACCACCTGCATCTGTGAAACTTATAGGTAATGTATATGCTTCACCTGTGTAGATTTCCAAGCACTGCATCTCAGTGCCTGCAATCGTCATTGTTTTTGCGCCATTTAGTAATAGACTCATTTTCTTAGATTCCTATATTGTATTTATTCATATTTACATATATGGTGAGAACGGATAACCAGTTGGTTGTGTATTGGCATCATTCGTACCCAACATGACCATATTTGTACGCAAGAATAATATGCGTGTTCCTGATAGTATATTTTTTACCCATAATGCCATGCTCTCTACTCCATTATTAGTTGGATAGCCACCGCAATATGTAAAGTTAAACGATATGATCTGTGGTTGATCAGCGATCAATGAAGCAGTTCCTACCATAGTTTGACTTAGATAATGATTGTTGAGTGCACCACTAGTCAATGCATAACTTCCACCATATACCAATGTAGTGTTCGCAGTTGCGATACATTGAAACTCTGCACGGCAAGTATAATAATTGTTTGCCACATCAGTAAAGTTTGGATGTCTCTGTATCTCTTTCAATAATGCCCAACCACCTAAGTTTGGTGTGCCGCTACTATAACTTGCATATAATGGGCCTTGTAAACTTGCTAATGATGGTGTGGCTGCTGGTATAGCATTTGTGGGTGGTGCAGGATTGCCATAGCCAGCAGTACTGTTGGCTAAGAATAAGTTTGCTGTATCACTTGTACCGCTATAATATGGTAAGATATAGTTGGCTGCTACGTTGGTACCATTTAAGTAACCTCTACCAACACCAGAACCTAATCCTTCTTCAAGATTGTATAATTGATAATTGGTATTGTGTGCAACGTTAGCGATACTGATCATACCGCCAGCATCTGGACCAACTACGTATTCGATTGCCGCACCTTGCACGAATGCATTGCCGCCACCGCCTGTACCATTTGCTGCCGCTGTGATACGACCATCTGCGCCAACAGTTAAATTAGTGTTGGTATAACTACCTGCAACTACACCTGTCGTAGTCAGATTGTTACTAGTAACAGTATTACTTTGAATATTGTTACCAAATATACCACCTATACCATTGAAACCCCAACATGCGTTGCTGAGAGGTGTAGTAGGTATGTTATTGACCGTGAACTGTGTGTTGCTTATGAAATTTGTTATCTGAGTATTGGCGGCAAATTGACCTGTACCACTCTTGACTTCCAAATATTTTGATTTGATGATAGTTTGTATGATGCTATTGATAGCAAGCACACCACCTGTCAACAACCATTGATCAGGTATAGGGTCAGTAGTGATCAGATTACCTGAACTTGTTGCATTACAGAAAATATAAGCGTTATTATTTGCAGTGGTAACATTGCTACCTCCCCATGGTACAACATTACTTGCGTTACTGTTTATACCTACTTGATCATTTTTTGCGGTAACTGACCAATATATATTGCCGGCTGCATTATTGATTGGTATATCTGATACTTGAACTAGATATGTATTATAAGTATTAGCATTACTATTACTGTTCAATAATGGCACACCATTGCTATTTGTGATAGTAGTATAGTAAAAATGATTTTCTACGTTGCTATCAAATCCATAATTGAAATCTAGATAACGCACTAGACCAACATCCGGAACATTACCATAAACAAACATTTGTTTTATGGTGTCAAAATCATTTATGGTGATTATAGGCGCAGATGGTTGTGATATGATATTAGGATCAGTCAAGCCAGTGTTAGGATCGGGTTGGAAATCTAATAATGCACGATCTGCATATATGGTGTCATTGTATTCGAATGCAGATATGAACACACCAAGACTACCATCTTGATATTTCTCTTCTGCTACGCTAGCGACACGGAATAGTTTTCCTTCTCCAGCGTTCAATACATCCCAACCATATCCATCATGCTTGATTCGAATCACATCACCACTGTCGATCTGTATACCTGAATAGTCAAGTCTGAATGTCACTGTCAAATCTTCGCGGCTCTGCAATAACTTGCGCACGCCAAGATACAATGCTTGTATACTATTGTTGACATATGGATAATTGATGTTTAATCTATTGATCGCTTCATTAGGACTTATGACATTTGGTTCATAGTCTGCTAACTCGACAACTTGATAATCAGTCTGATCTTTTATAGATGAGTTTGGATATGCAACTTCTAATTCATTGTATGTCTCATTCAAGTTGATAGGTGCTATGTTGATACCACCAACAAGATTGCTACTGTCTACCAAGAATAGATTGTTGATAGTCGTATAATCTGTGTAACTTTGATTGATGACTACTTTCCATTTTGCAGTCAATTCGCTATATTGTAACCAACTGTCGCAACTATCAGTCAAGTATTGCAAGTTGTTTAAGCAATTCTCACCAGTCTGTACGGGACCATCTATGCGATAACGTGCTTGTGTGCCTGTGCCATAATTGATGAGTTCATCACTATAATCATCTAATGCGCTAAGGCTTGCAGTATCAATACGACTTAATGGTATGCCACAACCATAACGTGTGTTGAGCATGTAATCTTTGATGACGCTACCTGGCTTAGTCAAATTATTAGTAAGTTTGCACATCAAGCCACCAAGACTTATAGTACCTGCTTTGTCGTCATAGTTAACACGCACAATTGCGAATGCGCAATTGGTCATTGTGTCAGTACTAGTCCAACGCTGTCCTACGGGTATATCGCCATTCTGTAATATCTGTATAGCAGTCTGACCACCTGTGTTTATGCCACTGCTTGAGCCATTTGTGAACAAGTAAATGAAAATCTTACCATTAACTTTGGTATCGATCTCTGTTTGTCCAGGCGTATTATTGATCAATCCTGTGACATTAGGACTTGTACTGCTAGCAAATTGTACTTTCTTACCATCATAATAGATGTTGTTCATGTCAAAAGTATAACCACTACCTGCTGTAGTATCAGTATGTTCTGCTAACGCAATAACATACCACATAGTTCTTAAGTCAGTGCTGATCTTTGCATCAATTACTGGACCACCTAAAAATGCTGAACCATAAACTATTGGAAGTTTGTTATCTGTAGCAGGAGGTAATTGAACACGACCACCACCTGGTCCACCTGCAGGACCATTTGGTCCTAGTTTTTTGATCAATAGACTGCTGACGCCAATACTCAATATTGTAGCACCAACAGCGGTAAACACTGTCAATGCTGTACCGGCGAGACCTATCGCTGTACCAACTGCTGCCGCTATCGCTGTAAATAGTGCCATTTTATATTCCTGCTACCCATACTTCTTCGGTCTTCTTATATCCAAATCTACCAAAATCTAGATCGGGACTATTGACCATCTTAGTCATGGTGTATAATTTAATTTTATTTTCATCAACTAATTGTTGCGCTTGCTTGTTGTATTCTTTTAATAATCTATATCCTGCTGTAGTGCCACGATATTCAGGCTCTACCCAATAGACTAACTCACGCAACACTTTTAGTTCTGGATCCCATATATTATGATCTTTGACACCAATGATCATACCAAATGGTTTCTCATTTTCTGAGATCAATGCTACGCCACCACCAAGTATGATATGATGGTATAATTTGTTCACATAATCTTCGTTATCACAATCACGCATCATATCGATAGGTGTCTGCATACGAAAATTACGCAACATATCCAAGATATGAGGTAGATCGAATTTATTTGCTGATCTTATAT